TCAACGGACGGGCGTTTACTGTTCGCAGCTTCAATTTGGTTGAACAAGAGCTGGCGCCGTCAACATTTGGTAACAACCTCATTGCAGACGGCACACAATTCTATTTCCCATCACTCGGAACGACACCAAACGAGAACCTAATCCTTCTAGGTACATCCCCCTTCACCGTTGTTGATAGGGTCGTTGACCGCTATATTGATATCGCTCTCATCGATCCAGATCAACCCGAAATTGCTTACACGAGTGGTGATGCCTACGCAGCAGGATCGATCGTCAAACAGACCTACCCGTTCATATCTGTCGTTGACTAACCCTTGCGATTATCTCTATAATAGAGGATCGCAAAGGTAGAAATAATGAAAGCCAATACTGATAAACAAAAACTACTTGTCGAATACTTAATCTCCTCACCTGACACATTTGCATTATGTAAGTCGATTGTCCGAGCAGATTATTTTGAACCGGGGCTCCGCAAGGCCGTGGATTTCATCCACGACTATTACGACAAGTACAATACAATTCCGTCCGCCGATCAAATTTCGGCGGAGACAGGTTCCAAACTAAAGCCACAACAAATCACACGTGATCAAATCGCATATTGCACAAACGAAATTGAATCGTTTTGTAAGCGACAAGCCTTGACGCAGGCTGTCTTCAGCGCTCCTGACTTGATTGAGAAAGGCGACTATGGTACTGTAGAAGCAGCTGTTCGAGAAGCATTGCTCGTTTCCTTAAACCGCAATCTGGGAGTTGATTATTTTTACGATCCTCTCGGTCGACTTGAACTGATGTCACAAACGCCTTTGCGAACACCGACGACGTGGCATCAGTTCGATGATCTGTTATTTGGTGGTCTGGCAAGAACAGAGATGCTTCTATTCTCAGCAAACTCTGGTGGTGGCAAGTCGATCACGCTTGCAAATCTCGCAATGAACTTTGTGATGCAAAAGATGAATGTATTGTATATCACATTGGAACTTTCAGAACAGTTGGTTGCACAACGCTTTGATACCATGTTCACAGGCGTTCCAACTGTTATGTGGCAGCAGAACTACAAAGAGATTGCTGCGATGTTGAGCGTGGTAACGCCGAACGCTGGGAACCTTGTAATCAAACACATGCCGTCAGGAACAAATTGCAACTCCATTCGTGCATACCTCAAAGAATTTGAACTGAAGAACAACTATGTTCCTGATTTGTTGATTGTCGACTATCTCGACATGATGGGAGCGAACGAGAAGGTTTCAGCAGACAATGTTTGGGAGAAGGACAAGCGAGCAACAGAACAGTTACGAGACATTGGATTCGATTACAACTTCTTCATTGCAACGGCTTCACAGCAAAACCGAGCAGCTCTGGATGCAGATGAAGTCCATCAAGGCCATATCGCAGGAGGTATCAGTAAGGTGAATACGGTTGACATACACGTATCCATTATTCTCAACTCTTCGATGAAAGCTTCCGGTGAAATCGGCTTCCTGTTCCTGAAAACTCGTAATAGTGACGGTGTCGGCAAGACGATTTATCTCAGGTGGGACAACACCCGTCTTCGTATTATTAACCCTAAAGAAGACCTCGATATTGATGGCGATGGTGTCATTCTCAATAAAGTTGCACACACTAAGGGTAAATCGGCAAAGCGGTCTCTCAACGACCTGATGGATCTATAAATAAGCACAGTAGGTTAAAATATAAGGAGACCCACATGCCAAAGGTACAAGAAACAACTTCGATTACAGTTGACGACGTAGTATTCGCCGTCGACAAAATGAGCGACAACGTCAAGCAAATGGTCGTATTCATGGACGAGTGGCGCCAGACAGAGACTGACCTCGTTGTCGAAATGACAATGGTTAAGGCTGCCCTTCGAGACATCCAAAACAACATTTATGTTGCCATCAACAAAGAAAAGACGGATGCTATGGAGAAGGCAAAGGCAATGGTCGCTGCTTCAGCTGAAGAACAAGTAGCACCTGCAGCAGCAGATGATATGCCAGGTGAGGACCTCAAAGAGGTAAAGACGGACAAGAAGAAGAAAAACGGAAGCAAATAACTGGAGAATAATTCATGCAGTTCAAGCAGATCGAGTTCGCTGACATTGTGTATTTGAGCGAAGGGCGCGGTGAGATTTCTCAGCGCACAATCCTTCCCACGACCGTACCACGTCAAACAATGAAATCAATTGACGTTAGTGATCTCTCTGCTGATGAACGGCTTGAAATGCAAGCTCTCTATAAGGAATATTCAAAGTACTATGAGGATTTCCTTGCTAACGCTTTCAACTTCGAGACGTGGTGCGAGCACTCAAAGGGTATGCATATTTCCCCGAAGTGGCGCGCGTTTAAGCTGTCTAACATCAAACAACCACTGTAACTCCTTCTTTCGCGTGTTTTAGCCCGCTGTTCCATAAATACCTGGAACGAAAACCCCACGTATTCAAGGAATAGTCACTATGAAACTAATCAAGACCATCATAGAGAAGGCCGCTCTAGCAGAAGATGCAGCCGGCGGTGCAGTAGGCGGCGGTGCCAGCGGCGCAGTAGGAGCGCACGCAGTCGCAAGTTTGGCAATGCCTTTATTTTCACAGCTTACAGCACGTGATCATCCTAAGAAAATCCGCATTGTGAAACCACCCAAGAAAAAGAAGCAGCCTAGGAAGGGCCTGGGTATTAAGGAAGAATTTTACTCGCTCGTCGAAGACCAATCTCAAATTGGTGGCGACACGTTCGATACATCCGAAGTGATGTCAAAGCTCAAGTCTCTTGAGAACAAAGAAACTATCAGCAAGTATGAAACTCAAGCGTTCGCTCTTGAGGATGAAGACGGCAACATGGTTAAGGTGCGCGTACGCACAGACCAAGCACCGAGTTTCGAAGCTGCTCTAAACGCATTTCTCGCAGACATTGACGACGATAACGAAGGTCGCAAAGGCATTCCTGAAATTGCTGAACTGCTCTTCAAACTAAAAGATCGTTACGACATCGTGGACGTTGAATGGCCAGATGTACCTGAAGATCAGGAAGAAGACGTATCCCTTCAAGGTGGTGAAAATCAGCCTGAACCGGCGCTTGGTGGTGAAGGTGGTGAAGGTGGGATGGGCGCCGGTGAAGCAGATCAACTTGACCTTGGTGACGCCGGTGCCGACATGGGAGCTGGTGGTGGTGAAGAAGACGTCAAAGGTTTACTGACTCAAGTTATTGACATGATGAAGGCAGATGCTGAAGCGCGACGCGCTGAAGCTCATGCAAGAACAGCTGAGGCAAAAGCAAAAGAAGCTGATAGTGCGAAAGATCAAGTGTACGCAAAAGTCAAACAAGAAGAACAAATCCTTGATATGGAAGCACATGAAAAGCAACAATCGTCTACTGACAAAGAAGCTAAACGTCTTGCTAAGTTGGCTCGTTGGAAGCATGACATGGAACAAGACGAAGGCACCTCATTTGAAGAAACACCAGAATTTGATGTTGGCTCAATTACAGGTGACCTGAAGGGTGGACGTGAAGAAGAAGAATCTCATCGTACATCAATGCGTCACCCTGGACCAATGAAAGCCCAGTCAGGACGCAAGGAACCACGATTGGGCGGACGTGTCGCCCCAGCTGACGTAGCCAAATTCATTCTCTCGAGGGTGAAGTAATGAACTGGGATATGAAGGGCGAAAAGTGCAAAGAATGCAGGAAAGGTGTCTATAAAGAAACCAGCATTTATGATGACTGGGATGGTGTTTTACACTGTAGCAATTGTGGCGGTATGACCGTGCGGCATCACGAAGATAAGAAAAAGGCTAAGAAAGCGGTTAAGGAATACTTGACTTTTAATGATTTCCTCCGTATACTGGATGAAGATCGTATAGACGAAGAACTGGAAGATGAAGTCTCGAAGTTGATGGCAGACATCTCGATGCTCGACGCAACGATTGCAACGAGAACTAATCCTCTCATGCAGCAAAAGCAGCGACTCCAAAAGATGCTTGCAGTCAAGCAGAAGCAGCTGATGACTCAGAACAAGGCCAAAGAAGCGCAGCCAGGCAACGACGAAATGCAGGCACAGCAAGGGCCACGAGGAAATCAGGCAATGACACCCGGTTCTACAGGAGCAAGTACGCCGGGTCAATAAGAGAGAGTTGAACCCGTGTTTACACATTCAGACGCATATCCATCACTTAACATAACAGTTATTAACGGGCCGACCGGTCGTTTCTATGTCACCCCCGAAGGAAAGAAATATCCTTCCATCACCACAGTCCTCGGAGCAAAAGATAAGCCATGGTTAGCTGAATGGCGCAATTCGCTCGGAGAAAAGAAGGCCGACAAAGAAACAAAGCGAGCGGCGGATCGAGGTGAAGCTGTTCACTTGATGATCGAGCGCCACCTTGCTAACGATCCAGACCCAACGCAAGGACAAAAGACTGAGCACATTTCAGAGTTCAATTCAATCAAATTGCACCTGAAAAAGATTGACAGCATACTCCTACAAGAATCGGCCCTATATAGCGACGTTTTACGAGTGGCAGGACGAGTAGATTGTGTTGCTTCATTTGGTGGCAAGCTTTCAATTATCGATTTTAAGACGTCCACAAACAACAAATACGAAAGCATGGTGCAAGATTACTTCCTGCAAACAGCGGCGTATGCACTAATGTTTCACGAGCGGTACGACGTCCAAATTGATCAGCTGGTCATCCTCATGACAGTCGAACGGGGAGCTGTTCCCCTCGTGTTCCGCAAGCAGATAGACGACTATGTAGAGCCACTTTGTGAGCGTATAAATACCTTTCACAAACAGCAGGGAGTTTCTAAATGACAAAAGCGGCAGAATTATGGCAGAAATTGGGCACTGAGCTTGACTCTTTGAAGCTCACATTAGAACTCACGCACACCCAACAAATGTTTGAGAAAAACATTGAGCAGCTCAAACGTGATCCTCGGGCGCGGCAAAGGCTAGAAGGGATTGCATTGTTTGCACAAAGAGCAGCCACAATCATCGGTCAAATCGAAGCAGGTGGTGGGATTGTTCGCCAAATGAAAGCAACTGACCCCATCACAAAAGAAGGCGAGGAAGAAGGTCGGGTTATTGGCAATCACGCAAAGATTGGCTTTCCAATGTTCAACGTTGAAGTTGATGGTAAGATCGATACTGGTGCTACAACATCTTCACTCCATGCAACAAATGTCAAGGCCGGAAACGGGCGAGTTTCATTTCAGTCCGAACTTCTTTCACAAAACGTTATCACGCTACCGATGGAAGGAACACAAGAGGTTCACTCCGCTGACTTTGGTGGAGACAAGCGCCCCATGGTTCGTCTAGCCATTCAAATCAATGGTGTTCAAATCAAAGACATTTTGTTCAATCTCAACGATCGTTCCAAGATGGATTCCAAACTGTTGATTGGTCAAGATGTTCTCAAAGCTGGCAACTTCAAAGTTGATGTTAGCCAAGATCAAGAAGCACCAATGGACGGAGAGGCACCGGCCGATGCCGAGGCAATGCCAGAATCGGAAGAGATCAAGATTGACGAGACGAAAATTTACGAAGCGATTCAATTGCTCGCAGATAGCAACATAACGATGAGTGACTTTGTCAAGTACCTGCAGACCGAAGCTGTAAATCGCATCAAGGAATAACACATGAACATTCGATCGCCCTTCTATGTCATAGAAGAGTTTATCTCGCCTCTTGCCTGCGAGGAGATGATTGACATTCTTAATTACACAGTGCCTGATGTTGATAAAGATGGCTATCCAATATTTTCTACAAGATCAAACGAACGTGCGGGCGCAATCATCTACGAACGTCTCCTTTACGTTCTTCCCGAACTCCAAGCGTATTATGAATTCCTTTATAAAGGTACTCATCCCATTCAATTTGAATGGTTCCCGACTGGAAGTGCGAACACACCACACGCCGAAAATAGTGAGTTCCTAAGAGGTAAATGGATGCGGAGTCAAGCTAAGGACTTTACAGGCGTATTGTTCATGGCTGACTACCAAGATAAAGTGCCATTCGAGAAGGAGTATGAAGTACTCGGTGGCAAATTGGAATTTCCACAACACGCATTTGGCTTTAATCCTATTCGAGGTACAATGATAGTGTTTCCAAGCGACCCTCACTTCATCAACGCATCAACTCAAACACTAATTGGTGACCTCTTTCAAGCGCGCATTCATATTGCAGCGCAAACGCCTTACCTATATCAGCCAGAGAAGTTCCCAGGCAACTATCTCTCCTGGTTTCAATCCCTCCTAACCAAATAACCCTGTTGTCAATTTCTTCAAACTCTTGGATAGTTATTCTCAAAGAGGAGAATAATAATGGCAAAGGGCAAGAAAAAGCAAGCACCAAAACCTACGAAGAGTGTTAACCTTCTCAACGATGCAAACGAACGGAAGAAGTTGAAGACGGGATTGGCGACTGTCACGCACCATCTTCAAGCAATTGACGATCAGAAAGAAGCGATCAAAGAATCGATCGACGAGATTTCCTCAACGTCCGGGCTTGACAAGAAAACAGTTCGTAAGCTAGCTGTCACAATGTTCAGGCACAACTATGCAACGCTGCACGAAGAGAATCGTCATTTTGAATCGTTGTATGAAATAGTAGTTGAAGGTCGGCTGCTAACGAATAAAGATCCGCTCGACAAGGACGATGATGTCGATGATGTCGATAGTATTGAGGAAGAAGAGTAAGACGGTAGCGTAGAAACCTACTACGCAGATAGGAAAAGCCGCAAGTTGCGGCTTTTTCCTTTTCCCGAACAGTAGCTCAATTATGCTACAGCTGCACCTGTCGTTACATCGATCCAAACTGCTCCATTACTGAAACACATTGAACCTGTCAACGATGCACCCGTTGCGTCACTTACGTAGATCATTCCACCTGCTGCTACGGCAGGAAGGGCTCCTTTAAGGAACGTTGGCAAAACAGGAATGCTTCCTAACTGGATGTTTCCGACGCTTGCGCTAATCTTGACATCGGATGTGTTTCCTGAGCCTGTTGTTCCTGTTGACACGCGGTCAAATACCAACTGTGCTCCCGCAGAATCTTCTGCTTCAGCACGCATATTGAACACAATGTCTGTCTTCGACGCGAGATAAATTTGACCATCGGATTGAGTATTGTCAGCAGCAACCAATTGTAGTTGGTGAGGGCTGATAAGAACAACGTCCATTTCCAAGTTACCACCTGTGATGAAGCGTGTCTTCAATGTACCGATTGTGTCGTAGCCTACATTGTGGAAAATACCTGAGTATGATTGAACGTCTGCACCACCTTCTGATGCATCCTGAGGACCACTCACACGAGCTGATGTTGCATTGTCTTTGTAACCGATAATGGTTCCCTGAACAGTAACATCACTTGTGAATGTATCACCGGCAATATCTGCTGGCGTATAACCAAGCTCAGCCTGAACAGATACTCCAATATCGGCATCTACGACAATTGTTGCATCATATGCTTGTACGTTAACGCCAATATCAGCATCCACCAAATACGTAGCATCATATGCTTGTACAGTAACGCCAACAGCATTCGATATTCTTGCATCTGCTGCTGTACTAAAATCGCTTACTTGCGATGCTGTAATACTAATTGCAGCTTGTGTAAAGTGAATTGTTGCATCACCGGTGTGTGTTGACAAGGTTGACGCATCAGCTGCTGTATAACCAAGAGCTGTGTTTACACTTTGCCATGTTGGAGCAACTGCTGCACCACCAGATGTAAGAATCTGTCCTGATGAACCTGCGGCTCCGTTGACTCGCAATGTACCGGTCGCTGGAATAACTAGATTGATAGAACCGGGTGCGCCTGCACCAGCTAATGCACCAGCTGTAATTGTAACATTACCACCATTGCCACTTGTTGTGCCACTAGCTGCAGTAATAGCAACACTACCACCACCACCACTAACAGAGTTGGAGCCGCCAAGCAGCTGAACTGAACCGCCGGGCGCGCCTGAAGCGTTTGCCGTGCCGCCCGTGAGAATGACAGCACCACCTACAACACTAGATGAACCATTACCAGCACCACCAGTGAGAATAACGTCACCACCAGTTTGTGTAGCACCAATAGCGATAGCTGCTCCACCTGTTATTACAACGTCACCACCATCACCTTCTGTTGTTGCACCACCACCTACAATCGCAATTGCACCACCAGCACCAGAAGTGGTACCACCAGCACCAGAGGTTAGTAGAATATCACCACCTACGGCTGTTCCTGGACTTGTATCTGTGCCACCTGTGATATTGACATTACCGTTAGGATTACCACCTGTGATATTGACAGCACCATTAGTAATGCCGTCTTGATTAACACCGTCGCCGCCGAATAGATTTAAGTTACCACCACGAGTGTTCGGACCACCACCGAATCCACCCCAAATGTTAACATCACCACCGTTGACAGTACCTGAACCGGATGTTCCATATCCACCCCAAATATCAACACGACCAGCAGTACCGGACGTGCCGTTATCGAGCTTCACACCATAAATTGCAACTCGAGCTGGTGGATTTTGTGTTGTTACAACGCTACCTTGTGAGCCTATGCCTGTCGTTGTGTTAACAAAGAATTGGCCATCGTTACCGTTTGTAGCTGATGTATAGGTAATGTCTGGATCAGAGAGTGCATCTAAGTTAGCATGCCAAGCTTGAACTGTTGTACCAATATCACCTGCCACAAGACCTGATGTTGGACCAGGGGCGCCGCCAAATGTTGCAACTGGCACGCCGGCAACGACTATAACCATTACACCTGGTGACGGAAATGAAACACCAGTTGTTGGGCTACCTGTATTCCACAGCGCCATACCTGTTGTACCTGTTGCATAACCGCTGAAGGTTGTAAGGCCCGTTGAGTCGATTAGAACTTTTTGTGCACCACCAATAGCAAAGCTGATTTCACCAGCACCACTGTCGTACATGCCTTTTGTTACATCGGATGTGAATGAAAGGGCTGGGGCACCGGATACACCAGCGGCAAGTACCAAAGCACCTGTCATTGTGTCGCCAGCAAGATTAACCTTGTCTGCCATTGCATCGTTTGTCCATTCACCGCCAACGAAGCGTAGAACGTCATTGGCAACAGGCGTCATTGTATCCTCAACGTCTGTCAAATCTACAAGAGCGAGGTTTTCTGCTGTTAGAATTGGGAATGCAGATCCAATTGTTCCTGCAAGCCACTGATCAGTCGATTCGTCAAATTCCAGAATTGCGTCTGGACCAGGAACGCCTGAACGATCAATCAACAGACCCGAACTTCCTGAATCACGAGATGACAATGTAATAGCTTGGTTTGCACCAACCTGAACCGTTAGATCACCGGTCATTGTGTCACCAGTATCATCAACCTTTGCTGCAAGGTCAGTTGTCAAGTTTGTAACATCGCCTTCAGCGATTGGAAGTGTAAAGTGAATTGTTGCATTGCTTGTGTGCGTTGTAAGAGATGTTACATCAGCCTTTAGTGCAAGTGCTGTTGCTACATCTACGTCAGTTGCGAGATCGGTCAAAGCAGTACCGCTGTCTACAACGTCGCCCGCTGTAAAGGTTGCGACGTTACCGTTAACAGCTGCAGGAACGCGAGGCATAAATGTGCCTGCTACTGTTCCGATTGCGTTGTATGTGGCACCGTCGTTTGTGATTTCCCAAACGTCAAGAGTTTCGTTCCAACGAATTGCAACATCTGCTGCCGCACCGCGCTTAACGATCAACTTTGCATCTGTTTGAGGACCATCGCCCTTGTTCAAATAGAAGTCGTAATTTGGTGTTCCATCAACATCTGCTTTCAGTGCCAAGCCGTTGTTTAGATCGGTAAACGTAGGACGATCATTCAATTCGGTTTGTAAGTTTGGCACAGAGTTGGTGCTTTGGAATAGTGGACGTGCATCATAAATTCTTTCGTTTGTCAAAGACGTCGCTGTGCTCACGACATACACAAATGCCAATGGCATTACACCGTCTGGAATTTCTGGAAGCTGAGGTGAAGTCGCTGCTACACCTTGAACCAAAGTGACAGAAGCTGTGTCGGTAAGACCAACAATCACCCACTTTGCATTACTTGCTGGTGGTGCAATTACTGGTGAGTTACCACCAACGAATTCAACGGCAACGCCGCCGGTGTTGTAAAACCAACCAGCGCGAATCTGGACGGTCATGTTTGGTGTATCTTGAGCTGAAGTGCTTAGAGGTGCGAACTGCGCACCAATTTTCTTTTCTGCCTCACCTTTTGGGGGAACGGAAATCGCCATGTCTTTACTCCTTAAAAATAGGGTTATACGTCTCAAGGGTATTTATGAAACGAGGGTAAAAGAGTTGCCTTTCGCTGCGAATTGTGCTAAGATTACTGTATATTGTTATTGTTAGGGTTCTGAATGAGTTACATATCTGCAATCTGGAAGGGGGAGAATGTTGTCGTTTGGGAGAGAAACGATGACGGCGAACGCACCGAGCAACTATATCGTGCGCCGTACTACTTCTATGTCGATGATGAAGACGGCGAATACGAAACAATATTTGGCACCAAAGTCGCGAAGTTTGAAGTCGCAAAAAGCTTTGACTACAAGCGTGCAAAGAATATGTGCGACGAGAAGGGATACAGGATGTGGGAGAGCGATATTCCTCCTGAAATGCGCATCTTGTCAAACAACTATAACGGACTACCAGCTCCGAAGCTTCACAAAACCTTCTACGATATCGAAATCAATTACGATCCTGAAATTGGCTTTGCTGGTGTTGAAAACGCCTATGCTCCAATCAACTCGATCGCTATACTCCATGAGTGGCTCAATGAATATGTAGTTATTTGTGTCCCACCAGAAGAAGGTTGGACAGAGGAGCGCCTGCGTGAGGAATGCAACAAGATTGAACCAATCCCCATTGAATTCAAAACGCGCTTCATTCTTTGTGAGAATGAACGTGACCTGCTTACTAATTTCATTCGTGAAATCCAAGACAGTGACGTCATTTGCGGATGGAACAGCGACTTGTTTGATACACCATACGTAGGTCGGCGCCTTCAAGTTAGCTTCAACGACGAAAAGGCTGTCAACAAACTTGACTTTCCTGGTGCGAAGCCACGATGGCGAGAGATCAAAGCTCGCACCACACAAAAGGTGATTGGAAAGACGCTTGACTTGCAGGGTCGTGTTAATCTTGACTACATGAGACTCTATCAAAAATATGAGCCTGGTGAAAGAGCGTCGTATCGTCTTGCAGCAATTGAAGAGACTGTGGGCCTTGGTCTTCCTAAGATGGAATATCAAGGTACGCTCCATGACCTATATTACAAGAACTTCGCCTTCTTTGTCCGATACAACATTCGAGATACAGAAATTTTGGGTGGGTTTGAACGTAAGCTGGCGTATGTCGAACTTGCGAACCAAATGGTTCATATTTCCTGTGGGTTGTTCAGTCATGTCCTTGGAACATTGAAGCTTGCTGAATACGCAACGATCAATCATTGTCACTACAACTTGAAGCAAGTTGTTCCCAACTTTGTTCCAACGCCTCCTTCCGAAGATCGTCAAATTGAAGGCGCGCTGGTATTAGATCCGGACATTGGAATGCATGAGTGGATTGGTTCTATTGACGTTAATTCTCTATATCCAGCTGCTATTCGTTCAATCAACATCTCTCCTGAAATGCTTCGCGGTCAATTCGATGAGAAGATTGAAGCAGCTCAAGCAATCGCTAAAGCCACCTCGATGCCGCTCTCATTACAACTTGAAGATGGAACCTCCATTGACAAGACAGCGTTTGAATTTCGTGATTGGTTGAAGGAACGTAAGTGGGCTGTATCAGGATATGGAACGGTATTCGACCAATCTCGAAAGGGAATCATTCCAACCGTCCTCGAATCGTGGTATGACACTCGAAAGGAATATCAAGCAAAGAAGAAGGAAGCCGAAATCGCAGGCGACAAAAACGCGGAGGGATACTTTGATCGTCTCCAATACGTTTACAAGATTAAGCTGAATTCATATTACGGTGCCCTGACAAACCTGTACTTCCGCTTTTTCGACATACGCATGGGAGAGTCAACAACTGGTACTGGTCGCGCTGTTCTTCGTCATCAATGTTCGAAGGTCAACGAAATTCTTGATGGGACATACGCTTTGGAGGGCGGCGCCGTGATTTATGGTGATACGGACTCTGCGTATTTCAGTACATTCGCACGAAACAAAGCAGAAGCAATAGCAACGGCTGATGCTGTTGCTAAGAAGGTGAACGAGTCCTATCAAGAGTTCATGCAAGAGACCTTCCTTTGCCAGCCGGGCTTCGATAACATCGTGCAGTGTGGTCGAGAGCTGGTATCAGATCGCGGTATTTTCGTGCAGAAGAAACGTTACATTCTCCACCTTGTGGACAAAGAAGGCAAAGCTGTTGATGACCTGAAGGTGATGGGACTTGATACAAAGAAAACAATTCTTCCAAAGCATATCTCCGACCGTCTTAACAAGTTTATTGAGCGGCTATTGAAAGGAGAAGAATGGAACGACGTTGCGGTAAGTGTGGTTGAGTACAAGGACGCTTTGATTGAGACAAGTGAAAAAGATATCACTGTTCTCGGCTTGCCTAAAGGTATTAACGACATTGACTACTTCAATGATAGAGGTAAGTTCGCATTGTTTGCCAAGAAGAATGCACGAACGGGAAAGACGCACGTCTCCGGTCACGTTCGAGCTGCTCTACATTACAATCGCAGTATCCGAGAATTCGGTGATAAAGTAAGCCCACCAATTAAGGATGGAATGAAGATTCGTGTGTTCTATTTGATTGGTGATTTTCCAACCTATCCATTGCCTAATGGAGAGGAACTTAAATTTGATACAATAGCATTACCGACTGACCTCGAAGTTGTACCGCAGTGGTTTTTGGACAACTTTCGTGTAAATATAAGCGCTCACATTGAGCGTCTCGTTGACAACCCACTGAAAAATATACTCAAAGCTATAGGCAAAGAGTCACCAACAAAGCAAACGCTGTTGGTCGCTGACCTGCTAACTTTCTAAAGAGGAAATATCATGTTGAAACGATTTGAAATTGTATGGCTAGTTCTGTTGTTCTTACTGGGGTGTGTATACGGTAACGTTACACACGCAGACCCAACCTTCAATGCGAAACAAGCCTATGTTGTCAATCTTGACACTGGCGAAGTTGTCATTGGAAAAAACCAGGAAAAGGTTGCGGCGATCGCTTCCATCACCAAGTTGATGACAGCGTATGTCATCGCAACCTCAAACTTGACGATGGCTGAGGAAATTAAGATCACCAAAGCGGATTTCAAAGCAACTGGCAAGAGTCGTAGAAGCGTTGGCTTGTTCCTCGGTTCTACATACACACGCGAAGAACTATTGTTGCTCGCGCTCATGTCATCCAGCAATCGGGCCGCCGCTGCACTTGCTCGATCGCATCCAACAGGTTATGTGGGGTTCATTAAACTGATGAATCAAAAAGCGGCTGAGCTTGGTATGATCAACACCCGGTACGTTGACCCCACGGGAATATACAACGACAACGTCTCTACTCCTGAAGACCTTGTAAAACTGTTGAGCGCCGTTCGAGAACATCCGATGATTGGGCGATTTAGTACCGAGACGTATTACAAGAAGGAACATGAAATTGTAACAAGGACCAAAGTTCGCGTGAAGAACAAGAAAACCAAAACGCGTTGGGTGGAGAGAACACGTGAAATCATTCGCTCCTATGGAACAACCAATCGTTTGTTGTTGACTGACGACTGGAACATTCACCTGCAAAAAACTGGGTTCATCCGGGTTGCTGGCTTCTGCATGGTAATGATTCTTGAGATCAACGGTGAAAATTATGCCATGGTCATGCTCAATGCAAGAAACAAAAAGGTCCGAGCGATCGATGCTGTCAAAGCTAAGTACTGGGTTGAATTTCGAGTTGCTCCAACTCGCCAAGTCTTGGCGAAGCTCGATCCATATCGTCGTCGTAGATAATGAAGAAACTTTACACATCATATTACGCAAAATCTGGCAATGATCCAAACGCGATTGCCATAAGCGCAAAGGCTCCGTCTTTCTATAAGGGTCCGTTCTATTCATTGCTTGCCCCAACGTGGGATTTACTCAATGCTTATAAATCGGGTGAAGTTGATGAACGAGGGTACACGGAGTGGTATTTGCGCCTCCTTATCCAAGACAGGAAGCTCCAACCTCAAAAGGTTGTGGATGAGCTTCCAGACGGCTCTATCCTGCTCTGTTACGAAGGTCCGGGCAAGTTCTGCCATCGACATATTGTCGCTGAATGGCTTGAATCAAATACTGACGTTACGGTAACAGAAATCAAGCCGATTGCCCCCCATGACCCAGTTGACGATCTCCTACAGTTCTGATATACTGGTCTGACAAGTAAAAAGGAGTACTCCATGAAGGTTGACGCCGCGTCCCTTGCTTATATTCAAAACATCGTTAAGACAGCACAGATAGCCAAAATTGGTAACATCATTATTGAACCGAATCGGGTTCGTGCAATTGACGATGAGAAGTCAGTGGTCTTGTTTCAAGAAGCTGACGTTCCAGACATGCCATTCGAATCGATTGGTTTGAACAGGATCGATGTGTTTATGAATCGATTTGACGTTGCTCGATCCGTCGACAATTTCGAACTCGAAGCAATCATGCCGGACGTTGATCCTGATAAACCCGATGCACAAAAGTTTGTACGGGCTCTTGTGATGAAAGGCAAGGGCATCAAGATCGACTATCGTTGTGCCAATCCTGCTACAATCCAAGCACCGAAGGCAATCAACGACAAAAGCAAATTCAAAGTAGAGATGAATCCAGAAGCTGTGTTGCTAATGTCCAAGGGACAGAGTGCAATGAGCAGCGATGAAGTTACAATTACCTCTGATAAAACTGGTGTTTCGTTTGAGATGACAGACATCAACGGAGACGCTTTCACACACAAGTTCGCAGACAAAGCCACACTGCTCGACAAGAGTGCGAATGGGAAAGACGTAAATTTCACACATAAGTATCCCCTGAAAGTCATTCTTCCGCTGTTTAAAGTCAGCTCGGATGCGCCATTCCTTGTGACAACAAAGGGTATGTTGAAGGTTGCCGTGAACGGTCTTGATATGTACGTATTACCGAGGGCATAATATGTTGAAGTGGTTAAAGAAACGACTGGGTGTTGATAAACTCCTGACTGAATTAAATGCGCTGAGAGAAGAGCAAGACGGGTTTTATACCGCCGCCAAGGAAGCAAACGAGATCCGCGCCGCGCTCGAGGCTGACGCCAAAAAAGCAGAAGAGGAGCGCACGCGGCTCGAAGCTGCCGTCAAACAGGCAGACGAAGAGCGCGCGGTGCTCGAAGCTGCCGTCAAACAGGCAGACGAAGAGTTGTCGACGTTTCGCAAAAAGGAAGAAAAGGACAAAGAGAAGTATGAAAGCACCGAGCCGTGGGTGGAGATTCGTAGTGCTGAGTTCAATGAGAACCGTGGCATTCGCATTGAACTTGATTGGAATGACGCATTCGTCAATCATCTAAAAGAGAGCGGCATCAAAGGTTCCAACGAAGAAGAGATTGTTCAAAAGTGGCTTGCGTTTCTCTATCACGATTTAATTGAGAAGCTTGAATCGAAATCGATCGATCGCAAGGACTCAGAAGGAACGGTTAGCGATTACGTATGAAATACTTAGTGTTTGACATCTCCAACCTGCTATATCGCACATTCCACGTTCAACGTAACGAAACGGATGAGACACTCGCCGGGCTTGCTACGCACTCGGCGTTGATGACACTGAACAAGTACTTCCGACAATTCAAACCTGATCGTGTTGTGATGGCATTTGACCGTTCAAGCTGGCGTAAAGAGTACACAGCTAGCGACAAGTGCGTCTCGAAGAAGCCCTACAAAGGCAACCGCAGAAAAGATATGTCTCCTGCACAACAAGCCAAATATCTGCGCTTCTTGAATCACCTAAACGAGTTCGAAGCTCTCATGCGCAAGCACACAACGATTGTTACTCTTCACGAAGATAAGATGGAAGCAGACGATCTGATTGCTGCTTTTTGCCAAATCTATAACTCTGACGCGGATGAGATCATTATTGTTAGCTCTGACTCTGATATGCTTCAGTTGAAACGCTACAAGAACATAAGAGTCATCTCACCAGCTGATGGCAAAGAGGCAACACTAGATGACTATGACAACGATCCAGCTCGATTTCTTTTCTTTAAGTGCGTGCGCGGTGACGATTCTGACCACGTTCAGTCCGCTCTACCTCGCGTCCAGTCTAAACGCATACACAAGGCTTATGATGATCCATTTGAACGTGTCCAATTGATGAAGGAGACATGGAAAGATCATCGAGGAGAATTCCTCGTGGAGAAGCTGTACAAAGAAAATCAACTCCTTATCGATCTTGAAAAGCAGCCATCGGAAATTCGTGCGGTGCTTTTGAACTCAGTTGAGGAAGCAATGAACAAGAAGCGTGAATTTTCACTGTTCTTCATCATGAAGTTCATTGGCAAATATCAACTCAACAAGATCAAGGAAAACATTGACCAATATCTTCCACTTCTTAGCAAAAGGTAACTCCATGACCACATCAAACTTTGTACTGCCCGATTTGAACGGCCTGAGCGTTGGTGATCT